TGGTGCTGGCGTGGCGGCTCTACGCCGATCCGACGCGCGAGACGCAGCTGGCCAATCAGGCGCGAGCCGTCAACCCGGGCTTCGTGTCAAGTCCGTTCCAGGCGCTTAGTTCGTGAGCGGTGGGTGGATCATCAGAACCCCGGCACGATCTTGGCGGACACGAACAGTCTCCCCTCATCAGTAAAATAGATCGAGTAATCTACAGATTTTGGCTTCAGGCCAAAAAAGCTGTCTGCATCGGTAATGCCGGACAAATCCGCCTCGCATTCATATGAGCGCCCAAATAACCAGCCAGACTTCGTTCTGATGTTTATTGGTGTCGGGTTGCCCTTAATCGCGATCTTGTCCTTCAGGATGGTCTCCAACAGCGTCGTGGATTGATCCGACGAACAGCTTGGTAGCATGCGAATGCCGCCTGAAATCAAAAGACCAGCCGCCACGACGCCCAGCAGCGCCATAAAAGTCCTTATTCCCATAGGCTCCCCTTGAGCGGCACGTCACCCTCGCTAAACATCTCCGCCGGGCAGCCGATCACGGTCAATGCACAATCCGGTGCAGCAACCGCGCCCGTCAGCAACGACGTGTCAATCCGTCTTGTGACCTCCGGGTTGACGATCTCGGGATGGATGGACCTTGCCATCTCCTGCGGCATCGAGACCTGCCCGAACAACTTTGAGATCAGCCTCACCGAAGCCTTCCCGGGCCAAGCGACGCAGATCAGCGTCATGCCGGGTGACGCGATCCAGGTGCTGATCGGCACCGACGTGGTGATCACCGGCTACGTCGATGCCTACACGGCCAGCGTCTCGCCGCGCGGCCACACAATCAAGATTGCCGGGCGCGGCGCGTGCCAAGACATCGTCGACAGCAGCGCCGTCGTGGCGGCGATGCAGCTCACCGGTTCGTCGCTGGTGCAGCTCGCCACGTCTCTAACCGTGCCGTTCGGGGTCAAAGTGACCGCGCCTGACGGAGACGGGACGCAGTTCTTTCTGACGGCGGTTAATCTTGGCGAGACGGCCTATGAGATCATCGAGCGGGTCGCGCGATACGAGGGGTTCTTGGTCTACGAGGCAGCGGACGGCAGTTTGGTGCTGGCTAGGCCCGGCACGAATACCCACAGCAGCGGCCTCGTGCTTGGGCAGAACTTGCAAGCCGCGACTGTTGCGCTGTCGATGAATGGCCGCTTTTCGGAATACATCCCCGCGCTGTTCGCCGCGCAGAGCTATCTCGACATCGGGGCGGCCGGCAATTACGCTGGCGCGACGGTCTACGACAAGGGTGTGTCCGGCCTGACGCGGCTCGACGGCCAGCCCCGCTACCGGCCGCATTTCGTCATTTCCGAGCAGTACGTGAATGGCCAGTTCACCGCGCAGCTTCGGGCGCAGTGGGAGTGCAACCGCCGCTGGGGGCGCTCCCAGGTCGCGCGTGTGACAGTCGACACGTGGCGGGATAGCGCGGGCAAATTGTGGACCCCGAACTGGGAGGCGCCGATCAGCCTGCCGCAAATCAAGGTCGGCAACGTCTCATGGCTGATCGCATCGGTGAGGTTCCGGCGCGGCCTGGACAGCGGCACGACGGCTGACATCGAGCTGATGCCGACCGAGGCGTTCACGGTCGAGCCGTTGCCGATTCAGCAGTACGACTTTCAGATCTACCAAGCCACGCACCCCGACGCGCCGACGCCCGGCAGCACCGGCGGCGCTGGCGGCCCGGCGGCTGGCGGCTCAGGCGGAGGCGCGCCGCAGCCATGAACTTTCAGGCCATCATGCGCCGGTTCTACCACCTGTTCAGCGTGGTCACGATCACCGCCCCGCCGAACGACACGCAGCCGGTCAAGACCGCTCAGGTGCAGTTCGCGGACGGCTACGGCGGCACGCGGGACGCGCTGCCGGTCATGGAGTTCTTCGGGTTCAGCAGCAATCCGCCGGTCGGCACCGCCGGGCTGGTGGTGTCCTTCTCCGGCGACCGCAGCAATGGCCTGATGCTGGGCACGATCAACAACTCCAAGCGCCCGGTCGGCAATCTTACGGGCGACGCCGTCGTGTACGACGCGAACGGGAACACGATCCGCCTGACGAACGGGCAGATCATCATCACTGCGGCGGCCGGCGGCAACTTGGTAGTGAACGCCGCGACGCTGAGCTGCACCGGCGAGGTGATCGCAAATGCGGGCGCTGATCAGGTGCTGCTGAGCAAGCACACGCATCCGTACGCAGGCGAGTCCGGCAACACGATGGCGCCGAACCCCGGCACCTGACGAGCCACGCGGGCCAGCCCGCGGGAACGCCGATATGTCAATAGGGACAAATCCAAGCGGACTTTGTCCTAGGACAAACGCATCCCGTATTTGTCCCCATTGCAAATAGCGCGGGAGCAAATCAGTTTCGTGTCGTTCAACCCGCATCCCGAGGGACACGAGACGATGACCGAAAAGACGAAGCCTGAGCCAATGGCTTTCGGAATTGCCGAGGCGGTTGCCGCCACCGGCGGCGCTGTCAGCCGCACGAGGTTGTTTGCCCTGATCGCGCAAGGGCAAGTGGATGCCCGCCGCTGCGGCAAGCGCACGGTTGTCCTGGCGGACTCGCTGCGCCGCTACCTGGAGAGTTTGCCCGCTGCCCGTGCGGCGCCATCATCCCGGACCTAAGCGGCGAGACTCCAAGGGAGGCCATCATCGACATAGCTTTGAGATGGAACCCGTTCGCACAGCGGTGCGAGTGGCTGCTCGCCGGCAATGACCTCGCCACAGGGTTCGACATCGAAACGATGGTGCTGCTGTCTCTGTTCACCGACGCGCGCGCGACGCCCGATTGGGTCCCGCCGGGGGGTTCGAGCAACGACCCGCGTGGGTGGTGGGGCGACTTCTTTGCGACGGTCGGGCCGCTCGGGTCGAACCTCTGGCAACTCGACCGCAGCAAGATCGGCAACCCGCAGGCGCTGCTGAACCAAGCGACCGACTATTGCACGGCCGCGCTGCAATGGCTGATCGATCAGGGACTCGCCGCCAGCGTTACGGTTCAATGCCGCACGCTGCCGGGCGATCAGATCGGCATCGCGATTGCGGTGACGCAGCCGAGCGGAACACCGCTCAACTTCCAATACCAGTGGGCGTGGCAACAATAGATGTTCAGCCGCCAGACCCTAAGCCAACTTATCAATCAGGCTCTGCAAGATCTCCAATCGGCCGCGCTGACCGACTATCTCGGCAACGTGCTCACAGGCCAGATCGAGCCGGACAAGTCGATCTTTGGTGTGCTGGCGAAGGTGCAGGCCGGGCAGGCCAACGAGCTATACGGTTACCTCGACGTGATCAGCTTGCTCGCCATCCCGGCCACGACATGGGGCGCGTCAAGCCTCGCATGGGGCGCGCTGGTCGGCCTGTCGCCCGAGGCCGCCACGGCCGCGCAGATCACGGCGCAGTTCAGCGGCGTGCCGACCACACCGCTGCCGGCCGGCACCGCGCTCTCGCGCCAGAGCGACGGGTTCGGCTACGTCACCACCGCCGCGGGCGTGGTCGGCAGCGGCAACACGGTAACGGTGCCCGCGACCGCCGCAACGCCGGGGTCGCTCGGCAACTGCCAGCCGAGCGCGCAGATCAACATCGCCACGGGGATCCCGGGCATCAATTCGGGCGGCGTCTACATCTCCTCCGTCGTCGCCGGCACCGACCAAGAGACGATGCAGGCGTTCAAAACGCGCTATCTCGCCCGCTACGCTTCGCAGCCCCAGGGCGGCTCGGCGGCGGATTATATCGAGTGGGCGCTGAGCGTGCCCGGCGTCACGCGCGCATGGACGCGCCCGCTTGCGATGGGCGCGGGCACCGTTGGCGTTTACTTCATGATGGATGTCGTTCGCGCCTCGCAAAACGGATTTCCGCAAGGCAGTAACGGCGTCTCGTCGCTCGACAACAACAACAATCCCCGCGCGCTGGTAGCGACCGGAGACCAGATAGAGATCGCAAATGCGCTGGAGCCGCTCGCTCCCGTGCCTGCGCTGGTCTGGGCAATGGCGCCCGTTGCGCAGCCGATCAACTTCGCCATCGCCGACCTCGGCAGCGCAAATACCACGGCGAACCAGGCGCTGATCGCGGCATCGCTTGCGGGCGCGCTGCTCCGCGGCGGCACGCCGCTCGGCCAGACCATTTATCCGTCGCTGTGGGGCGGCGCGATCGCGGCGGTGGCCGGCGTGACGAACTTTGCGGTGATCTCACCGCTGCTGCCGGTCGCCGTTCCGGTTGGATATCTGCCGACCGTTGGCACGATAACGTTCGCGTCGTGACGAATGGTTAACGTAATCCTGACCACGGAGACAGGCGCTCCGATCGCGACCGAAACCGGCATTGACGTGGCCGCCTACAGTTTTGCTCCCACCGTCCCGCCGCCTGCCGCGCAGACTCCGCAGGATTATGGCGACGAGTTCGTCGCGCTCATGCCGCGGGGCTTGGCGTGGCCGCGCGATCCCGACGCGCTGCAGGTCCAGGTCGCCGATGCGCTCGCGCTGACCGCGGCCCGCGTTCAGGCCCGCGCCAATGCGCTGCTGGTTGACGCCTTCCCGGCATCGTCGGTCGAGCTGCTGCCGCAATGGGAGGCGACGCTCGGCCTGCCGGATCCTTGCCTTGGACCCGCCCCAACCATCGCGCAGCGCCAGCAGAGCGTTGTTGCGGCGCTGACAAACCTCGGCGGCCAGTCTGCAGCCTACATGATCTCGGTCGCGGCATCGCTCGGCTATTCGATCACCATCGAAACGTTTGCTCCAGCCGTCTACGGCGACAGCTATGGCCGCGATTACGCCGGCGACGCTTGGGCAGACACATGGCGGGTCACCGCACCCTCGCTGGTGCAGACCTTCGCGACCTACGGGCAGAGCTACTACGGCGAATACTACTCGTCTTGGGGCAGCGCCGTCCTGCAGTGCGTGCTGAACCGCATCAAGCCCGCGCAAACAGTCCTGCAGATCGTCTACGTCGGGCAGCCCGCCACGGCGGTCCTTGGGCCAGTCGCCGCTACGCCAACCGTAACGACGAGCCCGACTGCGGCACCTACGACGCCTCCGGTGTCCGCATTCACCCCGCCACCCGTCCTCGGCGAGTTCATCCTCGGCCGAAACGCCCTCGTTTAGGAGTGCTCCCGACTTGGAAAGAATGATCGCTCCCTACACCGTCGCGGTGGGGTCGGGGGACGTTGCGCCCACGACCGGCACGCCAGGCCAGGCGACGATGGGCAACCCCACGCTCGGGACGCCGCCGACGCAGATTGCTGCGTACGTAACGAACATGTTGCTGGAGGAGCTGCGCGCGGTGATCGTCGCGAGCGGCCAGACGCCCTCGAGCACGAACTGGGCGCAGTTGCTGCAGGCTTTTCGGACCTACGCTAGCACCCCGCTCGTCGCCGTCGCCTTCACCACCGCGGGATCGTTCAGCTGGACGTGCCCGGCCAACGTCACGTCGCTGG